CTATTGGCAATATCAGCAAAGCTGCTGGTAACGAAACCACTAAGACATCCGGTATCGTCACCCGTGGTAATGGCGCGGCGACCAAGGGAACTATGGCACGAGGCCCAATGGCATGAATTACGCCGCACTCAGCGCTGCTATTCAGGCGTACACGGAGAACACGGAAGCAGATTTCGTGGCTAATATCCCTGTGTTCGTTACGCAGGCTGAGCAGCGTATTTATAACTCGGTTCAGTTCCCGTCTATCCGTAAGAACATGACGGGCGTGGTATCTACCACCAGTACATATCTTTCTGCGCCTGACGACTATCTGGCTTCCTATTCGTTGGCTGTCATTGACGCTGCTGGCAATTATGAGTACTTGCTGAACAAAGACGTTAACTTTATTCGTCAGGCATATCCAAGCGCCAGCGATGTGGGTTTACCAAGGTACTACGCATTGTTTGGCCCTACGGTTAGTGGTAGCACAATCACTGATGAACTGACATTCATCCTTGGCCCCAAGCCAGACGCCAACTACACAGTGGAGTTGCACTATTACTACTACCCTGAGTCCATCACGGTAGCGGCAGATGGCCGTACGTGGCTTGGCGATAACTTTGACTCTGTGCTTTTGTATGGCTCGTTGGTTGAGGCTTACACCTACATGAAGGGTGAGGCGGACATGATGGCGCTGTACAACCAGAAGTTTATGGAAGCTCTTGCGTTAGCTAAGCGTTTGGGTGATGGTATGGAGCGTCAAGACGCGTACCGTTCTGGGCAGTTCCGTCAGAAGGTAACTTGATATGTCAATTATCCAGACCCAGACCACCAGTTTTAAGGCGCAGTTGTACCAAGGTATTCATGACCTGACGACCGACGTTATCAAGATTGCTTTGTATACGGCTTCTGCTGACTTAAACGAAGACACAACTGTGTACAGCACGACTAACGAAATAGCCAATACAGGCACTTACGTTGCTGGCGGGGCACAGTTGACTCCAATCACAGTCAACACTTCTGGATACACAGCCTATGTAGGCTTCCCAAACATCTCATGGACAGGCGCAATCACTGCAAGATGTGCGTTAATCTATAACGTTACCCAAGGTAACAAATCCATAGCTGTTTTGGACTTTGGGTCTGACAAAACATCTACAACTACTTTTACAATCACAATGCCCGCAAACACCGCTACGGCGGCTCTTATCAGGAGTTCAAATTGATCGTAACTACTACCAAAGGCGACATGGACGATTCTCTGCTTGAGAAGCGCGACGGTTCATTGGATAATGAGAATGAAACAACCAACTGGGTTGAGTATTGGTTGGATGGGGAATTAGTACATCGCTCGGTGCATGTAGCGCTCAAAACAAATGTAAGTTCTGCGGTAGAAGCCGCATCTTTTAATTAAGGAGCCAACCATGGCAAATACCCAAGCAATGACAACAAGCTTTATGGGCGAGTTGATGACTGCAACCCATAACTTTGGCACTGCCCCAGTTCGTGCATCCGGCGCAACAGATAGTTTTAAAGCCGCGCTGTATCTGACAACTGCAACTGTTAATGCCTCTACAACGGCATATTCGGCTTCTAACGAAGTTTCTGGTACGGGATATTCGGCGGGTGGCGTAGCGGTCACATTTGGCACACCCCCAACGGCAACCAACAGTTCTACCACTGCGGGCGTTGCATTTGTCACGCCTTCGGCCAGTATTACATACACCACAGTGACTTTGACTACAGCGTTTGACGCAGTGTTGATTTATAACTCGACACAAAGCGATAAAGCAGTTAGCGTGCATACATTTGGTTCGCAGACTGTGACTGCTGGCACCTTCACTCTGACCATGCCTGCAAATACGACAAGCACTGCATTGATTCGCTTGGCTACAACCTAATATGGGCGGCGGGGAAGCCCGCTGAGTAGCCAATGTTTGGTATCTCCGCCTTTGCTGAAGCCCCATTTGCCTCTCTTGCGGGGCAAACGGTTGTTGTTGCGCTTACCGGCGTATCCTCTACGGGGTCGGTAGGTAATGTCACGGCTAATCCGCAACTTGCAATAACAGGCGTTTTAGCTACTGGTAGTGTAGAGGCGGTTGTTCCAGACAGCGCGATAGCGCTAACAGGTGTATCAGCTACAGGTGAGGTGGGGACGGTAGTTTTTAATCCGTCTGTTACAGGTGTTCAAGCCACAGGCGCTGTAGGCACAGTTGAAGTTGGTGAAAGGTCTTTTGCCCTCGAAGGGGTATCTGCTGCTGGCGCAGTTGATACTGTTATTTCTACCCGTACTGTGGCTCTTACGGGGGTATCTGCAACCGGCGAGGTTGGTACAGTTTCTGTTGGAGATAGATCACTTGCTCTTAATGGCGTTGCGGCTTCCGGCGCAGTTGGTGATGTAACGGAAAGCAATAGCCCGACGGAAGATGGCGTTATAGCTATTGGCAATGTTGGTACAGTTGGCCTTGCTGTTTCTGTAGCGTTAACTGGAGTGTCAGCAAACGGCGCGGTGGGTACAGTTTCTGTTGGGGAACGCATCGCCGCGTTATCTGGTGTAAATGCATCTGGAGCGGTTGGTTCTGTTTCTGTAGGTGAGCGGTTGGTAGCCATCACAGGCAACCAAGCAATGGGCGCTGTTGGTAATTTCGGCGTGTTTTATTGGTCATTGATTGATGACAGCGAGAACGCAAACTGGCAAAATATCACCAATACGCAGACACCAACGTGGACGCTAATAGATAATACGGAAACGCCGGGCTGGGTCGTTGTCGATACAACCTGATAAGGATAAATTATGGCTCTTGTTTTAGCAGACCGGGTAAAAGAAACCACTACCACGACGGGTACGGGTACAGTGACGTTGCTTGGCGCATCTACGGGCTTCCAGTCTTTTGCTGTTATTGGTGACGCAAACACAACCTTCTATACGATTGCAAGCCAAACGGGGAATGAATGGGAAGTGGGTGTTGGTACGTATGCAACATCTGGTACCACGCTGGCCCGAACAACGGTGCTGTCAAACAGTTCCGCAACACAGCCTTCCGCGTTAAGTTTTTCAGCGGGCACAAAAGACGTATTTGTAACTTACCCATCAGAGTACGCTGTGGCTTCTACTAATGAGGGTACAGCGGGTCAGTTACTTACATCAAACGGTACGGGTGTAGCTCCTACATTCCAAACATCTACAGCCGCAGCAAAAGGTTTTGCTGTTGGAATGTCTTTAGTCTTCGGACGATAATGGAGAAATAATGAGCTCACCCACCCCCCTTCTTGGCCTTATATTACCTGTACAGGGCGGACTGTCTGGTACGTGGGGCACTACCGTAAATGACTCCATTACATCTTTGTTAGATTCGGCTGTTGCGGGTGTAACCACGCTTAGTGCCAACGACGATGTAACACTGAGTTCAACCGACTACGTAGCCAACCAAGCACGGCAAGCCATTATTCGGTGGACGGCCAGTAACGGGGCAACCACTAGAAACGTTACAGCCCCAGCTAAAAGTAAAACATACGTAGTCATCAACGCTGGCACAGGTTCTATTGTATTTCGTGGAGCAGGGCCAACGGCGGGTGTAACGATTGTTTCTGGAGAAAAATGCGTTGTAGCTTGGAGCGACAATGATTTTGTGAAGGTAGCCTCATCTACTTCAAATGGTACGGTTACGTCTGCAAGCGTTGTTTCAGCTAATGGTTTTGCAGGTACGGTAGCAACAGCCACCACAACCCCCGCCATCACGCTGACTACTAGCATTACAGGTGTGCTCAAAGGTAATGGCACGGCAATCTCAGCCGCCTCTGCTGGTACGGACTATGTGGCTCCCGGTGGGGCATTAGGTACACCCTCTAGCGGCACGTTAACTAGCTGTACCGGCCTACCAATTTCTACAGGTGTATCTGGTTTGGGTACTAACGTAGCCACAGCCCTTGCAGTCAACGTAGGTTCTGCTGGCGCATTAGTTACAAACGGCGGCGCTCTTGGCACTCCTTCATCTGGTACGCTTTCTAGTTGTACGGTAGACGGCACAAATGCCGTAGGTTTTAGAAGCATCCCTGCGGTTGGAACTAAAACAGGTTCGTATACGCTGGCTACGGGTGATGTAGGAAAGTATGTGCAGGTCGGTTCTGGTGGGTCTATCACCATCCCTGATGCTACGTTTTCAGAAGGTAATGCAATCAGCGTTTTTAACAACACCTCTGGCAACATCACAATCACTTGCACAATCACAACGGCGTACATTGCGGGCACAGATTCAGACAAGGCGTCAGTTGCTTTAGCTACCCGAGGCGTAGCAACCATTCTGTTTATCAGCGGCACAGTCTGCGTTATTTCAGGAAACGTATCGTGAGCGGTAGTCAAATGATGTTGGTGGGGGCTATTACTCCCGCTGTTATTTCGTTTACTGTCCAATATCTCGTTGTCGCTGGTGGCGGTGGCGGTGGTCAAGGCGACAATCTTAAGGGCGGTGGTGGTGGTGGTGGCGCAGGAGGATATAGAACTGCATCTGGGTTTGGGATTACGGCTGGGGTTAACTATGCTGTGATTGTCGGTGGCGCAGGTATTGCGGGCGGAAGCGGTACGGAATCAAGCTTCAGCACCATTTCGGCCACAGGTGGCGGCTACGGCGGCGCTCCGGGTGAAAGTGGCAGTGTGGGTGGGAATGGAGGCTCTGGAGGTGGCGGTGCCGGGCGGCAGTCAGCATCGGGCGGGAGTGGTAATGTCGGAGTTGAAGGGTATGACGGTGGTGCTGGCGGTACTACCGGACAACCTGATTTTGAAGATAACGGCGGTGGTGGCGGGGGCGGTAACTCTAACATTGCTGGCGAAGCTGCAAGTGGCACTGGCGGTGGTAGTGCAGCGGCTGGAACTCAAGGGTTTGATGGAAATAGGTATGCCGCTGGCGGCGGGGGTGGTGGCGGTGCTGGTGGTGCTGGTGGTGCTGCCGGTGGCCCTGCGGGTTCCGGTGAAGGCGGTACTGGAACTTCTGGCAACTACCAAGGCGAAAACGCTACTGCCAATACCGGCTCTGGTGGTGGCGGAAGTGCTGGTGGCGCTGGAGATAATACACCCGGTGGCACGGGTGGTTCTGGTGTAGTTGTAATCCGCTATGCAGACTCCCAAGCCGCCGCTAGTACCACAGGCTCTCCAACAGTTACAGTTGCAGGCGGGTTCCGCACATACCGTTTTACGGGTTCAGGCTCAATAACATTCTGAGGTAAATCATGGCAGCACCTAACATCATCGCGCCAACAACAATACTCGGCAAAACCGCAGTGTTGGCAATTACGACAGCAGCTACGGCTATCGTCACTAACTCTGCCGCCAGCGGTAAGGTTCTGAAGATAGACCAGCTTCTTATCACCAACGTTGACGGCACAAACAACGCCACGGTGAACGTGGATATTTTTAGGTCTTCGGTAGCGTACAAACTTGCGTACCTAATGACCGTTCCGGCTGGCGCTACGCTTGATATTATTTCAAGTCGTGTCTATCTTGAAGAAGGCGACACACTTCGTTTGACCGCAAGTGCTAACAGTGATCTTGAGGGCGTCTGCTCTTACGAGGACATCAGCTAATGGCTCAATTTCCATCCACTTCGGGTGCATCGGATGTCTGGAATATGACCGACGTTTATCGCGCCGAAGCTGGTGGGAATTGGCCTATTACTATAAGTGTCCCCGGGGCGCCTACGATTGGAACGGCAACAGGCGGCAATACACAAGCGTCGGTAACATTCACAGCGCCAGCAAATGACGGTGGTTCCGCTATTACTGGGTACAGAGTTACATCATCTCCCAGCGGGATTACAGCTACAGGCGCATCTTCGCCTATTGTTATAACCGGCTTAACAAACGGGACTTCTTACACATTTACTGTGGCGGCACAAAATATAATTGGTTATGGGCCTGAAAGCTCCGCATCTAACAGCGTGACTCCTGCGGCCACTGCCCCCTCTACAGTTGAGTATTTGGTTGTTGCGGGTGGTGGCGGTGGTGGCGGTGATGATGGCGGCGGTGGTGGTGCAGGTGGATTTAGAACAGCATCGGGTTTTGCCGTGTCCTCAGGTTCTGCAATAACCGTAACGGTCGGGGCGGGCGGGTCAGGCGCATCCGCTGGCACTGCAACTGAGGGCTCGGTTTCGGTATTCTCTACGATTACGTCTAATGCTGGTGGCCCCGGATTCAAAACCAGCCCCGGTGGTGGCACTTACGGCTCGGGTGGTGGCGGCGGTTATAGCGACGGTATTGGTGAAAACGGTACTGCTGGGCAAGGTAATAAAGGTGGAAATTCGTCAACAGTTGCTGGCGGTGGTGGCGGCGGAGCGTCTGCCGTTGGTACAAATGCAGTCAGCGGTGATAATCCCGGCAATGGCGGCAACGGCACAGCCGCTTTTAATGGTACTACTTACGCTGGCGGTGGTGGCGGTGGTGGTCGTGGTTCTTCTGGAGGCACAGGTGGCTCCGGCGGCGGCGGTCGTGGCACATACACAAGTCGTTATCGCACAGCGGGAACAGCTAACACAGGTGGTGGTGGCGGTGGCGGTGGTGATACAGGCGGAGTTCCTGACAGGAGTGGTGCGGCTGGCGGCTCTGGTATCGTAATTATTCGCTACGCTGATACTTTCACTGCGGCAGCATCTACCACAGGTTCCCCCACTATTGTTGTTTCCGGTGGCTTTCGCACTTACACTTGGACAGGTTCTGGATCAATTACATTCTAACCATGGCAGACTTCCCATCCCCCTCAAGTGCTTATGGTCGTTGGAACCTAATGGATGTGCGTGATGCCGTCATGGGGAGTAATTGGCCTACTACTGCTACTGTTCCCGGTGCTCCAACAATTGGCACTGCTACTGGTGGTAATGCTCAGGCATCTGTAACTTTTACAGCCCCAGCAAGTGATGGTGGCTCTCCGATTACGGGGTACCGAGTTACGTCTTCGCCCGGCGGTATTACAGCTACAGGCGCTTCCTCGCCAATCACAATTACTGGTTTGACAAACGGCACGGCGTATACGTTTACTGTGGCTGCACAAAATATTGTTGGGTACGGTGCAGAAAGCGCTGCATCTAACAGCGTAACTCCCGCTGCAGCTAACAAAACATCTAGCGTTGATTATCTAGTAGTTGCTGGTGGCGGTGGTGGAGGTTTGGGTAATTCTTCTCGTGGCGGTGGCGGTGGCGGTGCAGGTGGTTTCCGTACAGCAACGTCCCTTGCTGTGTCAGCGGGGTCTGCTATTACAGTGACTGTTGGTGGTGGTGGCGCTGGTGGTACAGGTACAGGCGGCTCGGCTACCCCTGCTAACCCCGGTGGCAATTCTGTATTTAGCTCAATAACTTCTACTGGCGGTGGTAGAGGCGCTCAGTACAATGGCTTTCAAGCTGGTTCTGGTGGTTCTGGTGGCGGTGCTGAAGATTCAGCGTCAACTCCCGGAAGTGGAACTTCTGGTCAAGGATTTGGCGGGGGTAACTTTAGTGGAGATGAATCTGGAGGCGGTGGAGGCGCAAGTGCGGTAGGCGGTAACGCTTCGTCTGGAAGCAATGGTGGTAACGGAGGCGCAGGCACTGCATCTTCATATTCTGGATCGTCCGTAACATATGCTGGCGGTGGCGGGGGCGGTGCAAGAAGTTCTAGAACGCCCGGTTCTGGCGGCGCTGGCGGTGGTGGTAATGGTGGTAATCAACCAACGGCCCCAACAAATGGTACAGCAAACACAGGCGGTGGTGGCGGTGGCGGTGGTGACTTTACAAACCAATCCGCAAATGGTGGCTCAGGCGTTGTTATTATTCGGTATCCCAACACCTTTGATAACGCTGTTTCAACAACAGGCTCTCCTACTTTAACCAATACTGGCGGTTTTAAGATTTATCGCTGGACAGGTTCCGGATCAATTACGTTTTAATCATGGCTCAATTCCCATCACAAACAAATGCAAACGGGCTTTGGACTTTGAAGAAAGTTAAACGCAATCTT